TGTACAAAGACGGCAAACAGAAAAAGAATGAAATATTTATCGGACATTACCTCGAAAAATACGTTCCTGAAACACCGTTTGAATGCCCTCTCCTGCTTACCATGATGGCGAATTTCGTTGTGCCGAAGTCAAGGTCTCAGTGGTGGAGAGAGGCGGCGCTGCGAGGGATAATACAGCATACATCAACGCCCGACCTTGATAATTTAATAAAGAACATTACTGATGTCATGCAAGATATGCAGTTTTATCGAAACGATAACCAAATCGTACAGATAAACGCAAATAAGCGATACAGTCTTAAATATTCGTGGGCGATAGCATTACATCCGATAAATGAGCCCGGTTCAAAGAAAGAATACATTGTAAATAATGCACAATACAACAGAGCTAACCCTTGACGAATTCGAGGTGGAATGATGGAAAAGGTAAAAGGAACAGTACAGTTCGGTAAAGGCTCCGTTAAACCTATCAATACAAAAGAATTGCCAATGGATTTAACGATTGAAGAACTTGCGGATATATGTGTCAGAAAAGGTGTATCGGTGAAAATTACTTTATCAGAGAAAGGGGCTGACAATGGATAAAGGAATCGAGTTCACGGAATTAATGTTGAGGCTGATACTTGACGGGAAGATTGTCGGGTATAGATGGGCAAGGCAGATGCCAGATGGTAATATATCAACATGGTTTTCACAAGATGTGATGCCGAAACATTGGTATCTAACAAAGTTAACTTTAGATTACGACTCATTCAACCCAGGCATCAAGGTCGGGGAAACGTGGTGGTTTGTTGGGGATATATTTGAGGAAATAGAAGATAAAGAAAGTAAGTATAATCCGTATAAATTGATTTTTAGAAATGCTATACATGGGTTTCAAATAATCTCTATAAGCATACCAAATGCCTATTATGATAACTGGAGTGACCTTAAAAAGATCGGCTCGATATATGATATAGAGGAATCCAATGACACCAAGGCTATGTAGAGAATCCTGCCTGTCCCGCTTAATGAAAAGGAGATTGATATGCTGAAAAGCGATATGATTAAAACACTTAAAAACGTGAATGAGGATTTGGAAATAACAGTTCGTGACTCACAAGATTATGATCTTGATATTAAACATGTTGATATTATTGATGGGCAAATAGTTATAGTTCCAATGGGTGCTCATACTGTTGATCCATGTAAAAGGATATGGCAATAGGAGAAACTAATTAAAGAGACTGTTATTCCGACTATTTATATTAAAGGAGACTGATATGCTTATTATATCCATATGAAGACGGACTTTGGTGTGTAAATTTTGAGGAGGGTTTTGATGGGTGTCCAATAGAGTCTGAAAGATTGGAATACACCGGCTCAATATATGAAAAGGGGGAGTGATTATGGATACGAGCGAAGTTACAAGGATTAAAAGATGTTTAAAAAAACTATGGAATGGTCAGGATTTCACATTAGAATGGAACGAGGTATGGAAATTCATCGACACGATTTTTCAGGAACTTACCGAGAAGGATGATAAAATCGCCGATCTTGAACAAAGATTAGCATTGTACAAGAAAAGGTATCCTGGATTAGAGATAATGACACCACCGGATGCTATCAATGCATGGATTGAAGCGAATAAATAGGGGAGAGTGATTATGAAAAAGAACGTGGAAGTTGTATGCGAGTTTATTGACACGGTCTCTCAGGAGTTTACTGATAAGGACAAGAGGATTTGTGGGTTGGAGGATGTTGAAAACCAATATATCATAGGGATAGCCAATAAAGAGGAATACTTCAAAGAGATATTCGAGAAAAAGGACGCCCAAATAGCCGGACTTGAGAATGATTATAAAAGTTTAGTCGAAGAAAAGGAGCAAGCCGATGAAAATAGTTGATTTGAAGAAGATACAGACTGAACAACATCCAGTTGCGAGTGGTTTAAATTCATTTCATACGGAGACATTTGTAAAGCTCTCAGACCTCGAAGACTGCCCGGAAGCACCGGACTGTGATGAGTGTAAGGATGAGGTGAAGAGGCTAATTGATAAAGAGCGGATAATAATGCAAGCACCATCGGGAGAGGTGCTAAGTTCAAGAAATTTTAGTTCAGATATAGTAGATATAATCAATAGCATGCCCTTGAGGGCGGAGGTGAAAGATGGCTGAAATTAGAGAGTGTATTATATGCCATATCAGATGGGCACCGTGGGCTATTGGGAAATATTTAGAAAACTGTCCTGCTTGTGGGTGTGATATATACCAAATATGTGACTTATTCCTCTCAGAAGAACAACAGCGTAAAATTAATGATCTAACAATAGAAAAATACTTACAAGAGGTGAAAGATGAAAGAGAATGAAATATCAGCTGAGGTGGCAGAGTTGTTACAGATATATATAAACGCTCAAGCGGATTTTTTGTCAAAATCTACCGTCATAAAGATAATACATGACCATACCGTACAGGAGAAGACGCTCAGGTGGGGTATAGGCAAACTTTTGCACTGGGATGGTCTTTGTAGTAGCGATGAGCTTGTAAGAGTATTAGATACGAATCCTGACATACCCCGGTCTTACTATATTGGCGAAGCAGAAGGCCATCCCTTATGTGATGTATATACTACTGGACATTGGGTTTCTGAATCATCCCTCTCGGAAATCCCTGAGACAGAGAAAGAACCGCTGGATGGGATGCCGGATGAGATATATCTATCTGATATAGTTGAAGAAAGATGTAATGGTCTTTGGAATGGCGAGAATGTTCTGGGATTTAGTGTCAAGTATTATCGTTCAAGAGATGGCATCTCTATCACTGAGCCTGTTCCCAAGCCAGAATTTAAGGCTGCGGATTTCGTGTGTTTCAAAAATGATAAAGATCATAGAATTTACAGAACCGGTTCAGGAGATGGTTGGGCTAAGGGAATTATATCAGTATACGATTATATAACAGAAGATATGATTGCTGCTGAAATGACTAAACTTCGTCAAGCCACTGATGCCGATTGGATTGTGGATGAGGATGGTACGGAGTGGAAAGCGGAATGGGAAAAGATTTCGGGCTTTAAAAAGATAATGATTTATGCTAATAATTGGTTACTGTTTGATGATAACAACGTTAAGTGGCATAATCAAATAGCGGCGTCAATTTGTAAGGATAAGAACATACCAATCAAGCCTTGCCACGACAATGTCAGTTTAATATGAGCTAAGCATACAAATATCTTGACAATCACCTGTTTTATGCTTACTTTCCGACAAATAACGCATCGCTTGCAAACCGATGACGTTTCTTCATATCTCCTTCCATTGGAGATTCCCCTGAGCAGAGCCGGTGTTTACGGTCATCGGCTACTGCTCTAATTATAAGGCTTGATAATGACTAAAGCACAGTATGAACTTACCAAAGCCGCCAAACGCAAAGCAAGCCAAGATAAAAAAGATGAACGCAAAAAGACTGTACGCTTAAGTAATCCATTCAACCGCAGACGTATTATAGCAATAGTCTAAGGGGCTGATTCTATTGAAATACTCAGAACAAATTGTGCAAGACATAGAAGAAGGGCTCAAGGCCGGGCTATCAAATAAAACCGTCTGTGATTACGTGGGTATAACCCCAAAGACTTTCTATCAATGGGCTGAAGAAAATAGTAACTTTAGTGACAGGATAAAAAAAGCTCAGTCCGTCAAAAAGAAAGAATTGCTCGAAAAGATAGAAGCCGCAGGCGCTAATAGTTGGACTGCCTATGCATGGATACTTGAACGATGTTATCATAAAGAGTTCGGGCCAAAACAGGAGCTTAAGCATTCAGGTGATGTAACATGCTGGATAGACCTTATGAAGTCTCACGAGGATGACAACGATGGTGATGACGAATAAAGCCCTACACGGCCTATGTGCTGACTATCAAAGCAACTGGAATGACTTCGCATCGGAAGTCCTGAATGTTAAACTCGATGATAAACAGCAAGAGATACTCGAAGCTGTAAGGACTGAGCGGCGTGTCAGTGTGAGATCGGGTAATGCCAGGGGTAAAGATTACGTCGCAGCGATCGCATCGCTTTGCTTCCTATATCTAAATAAGCCGTCAAAGGTTATCAACACAGCGCCGACCGGCCGACAAGTCAAATCAATTATGATGTCAGAGATAGCCAAGATACACGGTCGTACAAAAGTGCCACTCGGCGGTGAGATGTTTATTGAGAAGATAAAGATACCGGGTGAGCCCGATTGGTTTCTTGAGGGCTTCAAGGCGGTTGATAAGTCAATCGAGTCATGGACAGGCTTCCATAGCCCTAATTTAATGGTAGTCGTCACAGAAGCATCGGGCATTGAGACGATAACTTACAATGCCATTGAAAGCATTTTAACGGGTAACTCACGATTGTTGATAGTCTTCAATCCCAATAGGCGCAAAGGTGAAGCTTATGAGAGTACAAAAAGCCCGTTGTACAAAAAGTTTAAGATGAATTGTCTCGATGCCCCGAATGTACTCGCAAAGAGAATCATCTATCCCGGTCAGGTCGATTGGGAATGGATCGACGAGAAGATAAGGAAGCCTGGATGGGTAACAGAGATCCTGGAGAGCGAAGTAGATAAATCATTTTATGACTTTCAATGGGAAGGCAAATGGTATAGACCGGGCAATCTTGCAAGGGTGAAGATACTCGGCGAATTCCCTATGGACGATCCTGATACGCTTATACCGATGGCATGGATAGAGATGGCTAATCAAAGATGGTTGGATAATAAAACCGGTGTCAACGGCAACCCGCTGAAGCTCGGCGTTGATGTTGCAGGTATGGGACGTGACATGACAATATTCGTTCACAGGTATCGAGAAAGAGTCGAGAAGATCGATACTTATCCGAATAGCGAACACATGACAACGGCCGGGAGAATAAGAAATATTGTAAAAGGTGACGATGATTACGCATTTATAGATTCAATCGGCGAGGGCGCAGGCGTATACAGTCGGAATATTGAACTCAATAAAGACAACGGCAAAAAATGCAACGTCGTAAGCGCAAAATTTAGTCATTCTGCAAAAGGGAAGAAAGACTACACAGGGCAAAAGACATTTATAAACATAAGAGCATACTGCTATTGGGCAATAAGGGATGCACTCGACCCAGAACACGATTTCAACCTTGAACTGCCGCCCGACGAAGAATTAATGCAAGAGCTTAACGAAACTCGGTGGGACGTGAGAAGTAATGGCGATATATTCATCGAAGAGAAAGACAAGATCAAAGAACGGCTCGGAAGGTCGCCTGACAAAGCGGATGGCCTTGCATTGTCGTTCTATCCGCACAGCAGGCCACGAGCGAGGATGATAGCGTGATGTCTAAAAGAGAATACACAGAGCAAGAGATAGTGGACGTGTTGCCTCATCCAATGCATCCAGCGGCGAGATCGTTTAAAGGGAAGAGCAAGGAAGAAATAAGAGAATTTGCAATAAGCATATTGGATAACAAAGAAGAATCAATGGAAACAAAAGTATTGAATGACGATGAATTCTTGCAACGGTGGTCTAATATGACGTTAAGAGAAGCAACTAAATACCCAAATATAAAAAGGGCAAGAAGGATTATATCAGAGAGACAAGAGCGGATAGCTTTGGAGGGCTAAGATGGGAAGTTCAGCAACAGAGAAAGAGAGCTTAGTATGCAAAGACCCGACCTTGCATATCAAAAGGACGGGTAAAGGCACAGACGGCAAAGCAGAGAATAAAGATTGGAATTATTGTCCTTATTGCGGAGTTAAGATAATTGGAGGGTAGTATGTCGCTTATTGAGAAATGTCCTAAATGTGATGGTGCTTTTGTTACAGAGGAAGAGTCAAAATTACTGAAAGACAAGCAAGCCATTCAGTGGTTTAAGAATTTTAAATGGTCTCGTCTTAATAAGATGGGCGGTTATACAAATGGGCTCATTGATTGGATACCTGCAAGTGATGTGGAAAGAAGCTGTTTTGTTTGTGGATTTGAAACAAGAGCCGTTTGATAAACGTAATTAGCTTTTAAGGAGATCAATAGATGCACAATTACGTTTTGATAGACGGACAATGGAGAGCGAGAGAAGACACAGAAGAGTTTATCTCATTGATATGTCTTGAGTACGACCTAACGGGGAATCTGTATTTTAGGCAAACCAACGGAGGGTAGCCATGAAGAGAGCAGAGTTTCTAAAACTGGCAGGGGTAACGGCTGGGGCTATTGTCGCAGGAGTATCAGCGTTGCCAAGAGTAAGAATCTTTAGAAAAAACAGATTATTGTCTATTTGCACCGTCCCGAAAGAACCTTACACTGACAAGGATATGGTTATACCAATTGACCAATTCGATAATATTAGAGGTGATAAGATTGTAATTCCTTTCTCTTATTTTGGTCGCCGTGCTCTTGAACTGCCGATTATAGAAGACAGCAAGGGCAAAAGAATAGCAGTTGTACCGTATGAGAAACTTGTAGAAATTGGATATAGACAAAGGGGATAAGATGAAACGGACAGACTTTATTAAACGGATAGGCGCTGCGTTTGCGGCGTTGATTACATGGGTTAAAGTGAATGAAGGTGTGTCGGAGCCGATACCGAAAGATCAAATGATTCCTATAGTCTTTCAATGTGCAGAAGCAAACGCCAAAGCATTTAGGGAAGGTTATAAAGAAACAATACCAGAAGATCACCCACTTGAAATCATATACAAGCAAACAATAGCTGAATATGGGATATTCCCAGAGGTAGGCGGAATTAGACGTGGAAGTATTTATTTTGAGAATGGGCAAATAGTTAGAATAACATAACAACTGCTTTGGAGGGCAGAAATGATTTATATAAGTGAGATTATTCGGATTTGACATAACGAAAGCAAAGACTAAACCGAACAGATTTGTTGCCGGCGCTATACCTCATTTCAACATGGGTAAGGAATACGTGTCTTCTCAGGACATGCATTCTCTACTCAACGCCTATAACTCATGGGTATACGTTTGCTCTTCACGTAACGCCGCAGCATTCGCAGCAACCCCTCTCCGGCTATTCATTGCAAAGCCTGAAGGCTTCAACACACGCAAGAACTCCACAAAAGAAATTGATCCCAAGCACAAGAAATATCTCATGTCTCAGGGGCATATTGCAGGACTGCCGCAAGTTGTCAAAGCTGCCGACATCGAGGAAATCACAGATCACCGTGTGCTCGACATGCTTCACGAAGTCAACCCCGTCCTGAATAAGACAGACCTCCTGGAAACGACAGACCTTTACGAAGAGCTTACCGGGAACGCATACTGGTATCTTGCCCGCGAAAAGGGCGGCGATATGCTGCCACAGGAAATATGGCCTATGCCGCCCGATAGAGTGACCATCGTTCCCGATCCAGTAGATTTTATTGCCCATTATAACTTCATAGACGGTCAGGGGCATCGAATACCGTTTAAGCGAGAAGACATAATCCATTTTAAATGGCCGAATCCCAAAGACATCTATTACGGCGCATCCCCGCTCATGGGTATTGTAGATATGTATAATATCAACACAAATATGAACCGATTCGAAAATAGGATGTTTAGCAACAGTGCTGAAATCAAGGGTGTATTCTCGACAGAGCAAGAGATTGATGACGATTCATTTGAACGTCTCAGAACTGAATTACTGGAAGTACTTCAAGGCGTTGCAAATACTGGAATACCATTAGTGCTTGATAAGGGACTTAAATTTCAGGCGACTCAATTCTCACCCCGTGAACTTGCGTTCAAAGACGGGCGACGGTGGACAAAAGAAGAAATATATGAAGCGTTCGACACACCAATGGGATTGTTTGACTCGAAAGCAAACAGAGCAAATGCAGAGGCTGCACAGTTCGTATACGCTAAATATGGGATAGCGCCGAGACACAGACGGTTTGAGGAAAAGCTCAATGAACGCCTTGCGCCACTGTATGACGAAAAGATTTTCTTTGCGTTTGATAATGTCGTGCCAGAGGATAAAGAGTTTGAGCTAAAGACAGACGTTGAACTGAGCAAGATCGCGACGATAGCTGGCAATGAGATACGTAAACGCAGGGGCATGGAAGAAATGGAAGGACTTGACGAGCCGTTTATTGCTCAGGGAATGGTTCCGGTGTCACAAGCACAATTCGGCTTTCCAAGTGGAGGAGGGCAGCCCGGCCAGAGTAACGAAGAGATAGTCGAGGAAATCGCAGATGAGATAAGCCGTAAACTTCTTATGGAGGGAGTAGGGAAATGAAAGAGCTAGCATTTATAATATTGACAGACATGGATGGTCACAGGGCAAGAATACAGTTAGAAACAATACGTGTTTATGCTTTAGGCAAATACCCTTCTCCAATATACAGAGAGACCAGTAGCGGTAAATTAGTACAAAAACAACCAGAATACATAGATTGTACAATGCTTCAGTTTGATGCATATCACGCACAACCATTCAAGGAGACGCCAGAAGAGATCGACAAGCTGATTGAGGATGCGAATACAGGTCTAATTAAGTTTAAAGAGTTGCACAAGGGTGATATAATCGTTTTGAAAAGCCCGATAATGTTAGACGATTTTTCTTTAAAGAGAATGTCGGAAGCAGCACAAGATTTATTCGGCGATGACAATAAAGTGATTATAGTCGATAGCGGAACGGATATAGATATTCTGAGTAAGCCATCGGAAGAGGCCTTGTATGAATGCAATGGAGAAGATTTACCTATTGCTGGATCGAAAGAATTAAAAGACAGACCGTCAATGGATAGACCGACAAAGAAACTTGCATAACAGGAGCCTGGCGGAGGATAGAAATAGTAAATGGGAAGCCCAAGAATACTATCTAACACCCCTCGTATGTGCAAGAGGGAAGGATGTCAAGTTGAGTTTGTTATTAAGTATACAATACAAAGATACTGCTCTAATGCTTGCTGGCAGATAGCAAGATTTAAGTATCCATTTTCTCTTAAAGAAGCAAGAAGGCTATATGCAACAGGCCTTCCAGTCTGGAGGGTTGCTTTTGAATTAGGAGTCTCGCCTTATGCAATACGTCACAAATTTGAGAAGTATGGATATGCCTAATACTTTCGAAGAGATTATTGGTTTAACAGCAGGAGCCTGTCAGTGAACGCATTGTCAATTCAATCTCGCAGAATATTAACGTATAGCCGAGACAAACTTATAAATAGAGTTACTGACATGCTCCTCGATATATACAAAGTCAATTCGCATGGGCATGAAAATTTTCCAGTGAATACGGTGGGGTGGCATTTCCACCATCTCGACCATGATGAATTGGTTCATTGTGAAGGCGGCGCGAAGAACCCATATAAAATTATTCATATCAAGAAAAAACATGGAATCAACAAAGAATATGCGAGAGGTCATGGAATTAATACAGAGCCGACATGGTTTCATTTCGAGGATGAGATAAACAAAACACAATTTGATTTATTAAGCGGAGAAATAATTGAAGTAGCTGATGTTCCTGATGGATTTAAACTATTTGATTTTACACGCCTTAGCAGTATTACAGATAGGCTTCTCGATATAATGCCGAGATACAAGCGCAAAGGTATTGCAGACATCTTTGAAATAAGCGACGAGCTTCATAAGGAACTATGGTTCAAGTTTATCGACAGCTCAGACCCGCTCGTGAAAGGATTTGATGAAGATTTAAGTCCTTTATTTGTCAATCAAGGCAAAGAAGTATTGCGGAATATACAAAGGCATCCGCCGCCATCGGGTAAGTCGATGATTATCCGTAAGCAGACAGTCGAAGAGTTTACGGCGATATGGACATTTGACGATCAAAAATGGGTAGGTGAGTTTGCAGTTACAGGTGAGTTTCACATTGAAAGTGGAACAATAGCAGGAGCAAATAATGCCCTTGATGCGCTTGATAACCCAGTTGTATTCAATCCTGCGAATGTAGCCGTACAAAGCTTTATAAAAGATAGGACGTTTAATTTCTCATTTGATGTTAACGAGACAACGGCAAAGATACTGAGCAAGCAATTCGCTGCAGGATTAGATGCCGGTGAATCAGTAAAAGACATATCGAAACGTGTGCAAGGCGTATTCGAGTTCTCAGAGAAACACAGGGCAACGCGGATAGCGCAGACTGAAACGATAGGCGCTGTGAATAAAGGGGCGCTTGAGGGCAATCGACAGAGCGGCGTTGTTTGGGGAACGCAGTGGTTGGCCGCTCTTGATGACAAGGTGAGGGATGATCATAGTTCAGAACATGGTAACAGCGTAAAACTTGATGATACGTTCCCAATAACAGGGCTTGAATATCCGGGAGATCAAAGCGTAGGCGATTTATCGAATATAGTAAACTGTCGATGTACGACAAAGCCTTTAACAAGGAACCCGAACGCATGATAGAGATAAATTTAAAAAAGCGTGGTTTTCTTAAACGAGTTTTGTATTCGCCTAAATATTTTATAACGATGTATCAATTTGCAGGCGTAAGATATGCAACGAGATGTACGGCAGGATATATATTCTGTCCATTTTGAGCATCATAAGGCAAGCCTAATAGAGATGAATAACTAACAGGAGCATTTTTATGTACAACGTGATAACTGAGAGACTCAAGCTGGTTGACGCCTATCCCGAAAAGGTTGCCGATATAGCGTCCCGGTTCAAACTGGAAGACCCTGAATTTATTCGTAAGGGGCTTACCGTCGATGACCTGAAGCTGGAGGAGGGCGAGCGGGCAGTCATCAGTCATATCACAACAGGAGCAAAAGACAGAGACGATGAAATAGTTGACCCTAAAGGTGCGATGCTCGCAGATTTTAAAAAGAATCCGGTTGTGTTGTGGGGGCATGATCACCGGTCGTTGCCAATCGGCCGAGCCGTGTGGGTAAAGGCGGATGAAAAAGGACTGGTTGCCAAAGTGGCCTATGCATCGGCTGAAGTCAATCCATTTGCAGAACAGGTATTCAAGGCACATCAAGAAAAGATTCCGATTGCAAAGAGCATTGGATTCATACCGATAGTCGTTGAAGAGCCGAAAGAAGGATCGCCTGAATTTAAACAAGGTGTCCGGCGTATATTCAGAAAGTGGATTATGCTTGAATTCTCAGACGTACCCGTGCCGAGCAACCCAGAGGCTATCAATATCGCTGTCAGCAAAGGGCTTATCTCAGAGGATGAGAAAGAGGGATACGGGATTACTATCGTTGACGATGAGCCAGAAGAGAAAGAAATAAAGACCGTTCCTGTAATGGCTAATTTAAAAGTCCAATACGACAAGTCGATGAAAGAGATATTAAAACTTGATGATGAGCAGGTTGATAAAGTAAATGAGCTTATTAGATCGTTTGGCAATGAAACGAAAGAACAGATTGAGAATGCCAACTTTTTACAAGTAGGTGAAATAAAGTTTGAGCTTACTCAGGAACAATCCAAAACACTCACCGACATGAATGACAAAGATGTGCATGATGTGATTGAGCTTGTCGAATATTACCTAAGTGAAAAAGCCGGTCGTGTCCTGTCAAGTAAAAACAGGACGTTGATCTCCAACGCTGTTAGAGCTATGTCGGCGGCAATAACTCCGATGAATCAGCTTCTATCAGACACAGAGAAACCGCCTAAACCCGATGACGATGATACCGAGACAAGCGACAGTGATAATGATGACGACAAAAAAGATTTCATAACGCTTGCCGATGAGCCTGAGCCTGATTATCAGAAAGAGATTGACGCACAAGTAAATAAATTATTGAAACAAAAGATAACTGAGAGCATAACAGACGTACTTAAACGGCAAAGAGGGAAAGTGTAATGGGACAGAAAATATTACAAGTATCTGGTGCTCTTCTTGACATGTTGGTACATGGCACAGAGATACATTGTGAAATTGAACGAGCTGTGCCAGATAATACAAAACTGGTAAAGATCAGTACTATGAATGCACAATCGATTATTGAGCTTTATTATGAATGTCCTGATTGGCCTGAAATAGCAGAACAAAGCAAACCGCCAATCATGGAACCGCCGAGAATTAAGAAGATGGAAATACAAATAGCATAACTAAAGGTGGAGATGCCAGGGGATAGTTCTGGAGATGCCTGAGAAGCGTTAGGAACTTGAACTGGGGGTATTAGCTTTTAATCGCAATAAATCAACACTGATTAAAAGGGGGCTAAAATGCCCGAATTAACAAAAGAAATGTTCGAAGCAAAAATCGAGGAAGGCGCAAAGAAAGTTGTTGAAGAAAAATTTGGCGGTGATTTTGATGATAATATCAAGGCACTGGTGAAGGAAGAAATACAGGAATGCACGAAGGACTGGAAACCCGATCTTCCTGATTTCACAAAGACACACCCGAGAGAAGACCCGAAGGGTGGATTTGAAACCGAATATGAATTCTTCAAAGCGGTTTACGACTCTGGTAATGCGCTGAGTAATCCTGTGCCGAAGTTGAAAACGTGGATAGATAAAGCTGCCGTTTTCGCCTCTGAGGCAAAGGCCGCTGGCTCGCCTTCGCAGAATGTCGGTTCACTCGAAGCAGGTGCAGCTCTTATACCGCCTGAATTTTCCCGGACGTCATTGACACGGGCAACTAAACGGTCGCCGATACTTGAAAAGGCAATGATTATCCCGATGCAATCGAATATGATAAGCATCCCGTTTATTAATGACTTTAATGAGTCTCAGGGATTGGCAGCTGGCAATGTTCGTTTCAGGTGGGGTGCTGAAGAGGGCTCGATCACAGCCAACCAAGTACAATTCAAAATGATTGATCTGAATCTGCGTAAGGCTTCGGCAATCGTTTTTGTGACTGGCGAAATGATGAAATTCTCACCTGTAT